TTATATCTTATTGATTGCTTCAAGCTTATTCGGTAAGTCAACATGTGTATATACTATCTGTGTCACGTTCTGACCTTTGTGGCCAACGATCTTTTGGATGATTCTTTCGTCAACTCCTGCTTCAGTAAGTAAAGAAATGCAAGTGTGTCTAGTGCAATGGGGCGTATATTGTTTAAGTGATAGTTCAGACATAAGTGGGATCCAGTAGGAGTCATAGTAATTCCTATAAGTGAAATGTTTACCTTCAGGTGTACATATGAGGTAATCACAGTCCTTGTTTATCCATTTTGTGAAGAGTGGAACGAGTTTTTCTGCAATAGGTACTTCTCTTATACCAGCATCTGTTTTTGAAGTCCTTACATAGAACCATCGTTCGTTCAAATGTACATCTTCCTTTTTTAAATTAAGTAGCTCACTCACTCTAAGGCCTGTGTAGATAAGTATAAGAATTACAGATATGTACTCATTATCTTTGGAGTGTTTCCACAAGTTTTTAATATCTTTTTTGCTAAAAGGCTTTCTGTCAAAGGCATTCGGATTGCCGGCATTGCTAATATCAACATATTTGATTACATCTCGCTTGTCTGGAGTAATAATCTCATGAATAACTGCATATTCCCACATTAATGACCATAGATTTTTTAAATTTCTAAGGGTGGGGGTGTTCTTCCCTGACTGATCCACTACTGCCTGCAGGTGATTAAGTTTAATATCTTTAAATATCATATTATCTAATTTGGAACATATTCTGTAAGCGGCTTTATATCCATTTGAATTCTTTATAGTTTCATAATGCTTATCAGACCATTTTTCGTAGACCTCTGCAAATGTAATAGTATCAATGCTTAAATCATAAGGATTTTCATTATATGCCGTAAGGGCAGATATTGCTTCAGCTCTGGTAGCATAGTAGCCTATAAATTGATACACAGGGTGGCATTGCATAGTATCTTCTATTGTTTTCCAACCTACTGTCTTTCTTGCAGCCCATGGCTTTCTTCTTTTACCTGACAATTTGTACACGGATCCAAAAGAGTTTGGTAGTCTCATAAATATTCCTTTCTTTAAAAATGAGTACAAAAATAACAGCCATTGCAAAAACGGCTGCTATTATGGTACAATATAGCTTGTTGAGGGCATATTGTAGTGAGCAACAGCTTGCAATAGTATGTATTAGAGTCATCCGGCACTTGGTGTAGGGTGGCTCTTTTTATGTTTCAAATTTTTTTATATATTTTTTATCATCAGTATATAATTTTACAGACTGTATTAAATCATCAAGAAAATTTATCATTATTTTTGACTTTTCTTTTAGGTCTGATATAGAAGAGCTTTCCAGAGCATCTGCAAAAGAAACAGAACCATGTGCAAGGTCATTTCTAGTTGTCTTTATATTACCTAAAATATCTGATCTAAAATAGTTCTTTGTAAAAGCTATACCATGAGAATCAAAAATCTTAATTAAAGCTTTATCATCCAGATTACCTCCTGTAATAGTGTCTCTGGAACTTAATGTTATAGTGTTTTTATTGATAACAGAATCTAATATGTATTTACTTTTAGCAAGTAAAGTATCAAAACCGGCACTATTTTTATTTGCATCATTTAGCTTTACCTTATGCCAGATTGTTTGTATTCTTTCACTTACATCAATGTAAGATAGGTTATTTATGGATATTTCAGTATAGAGTTCATCAAGAAGACCGGATACTGTATACTCCAATATATTATATAACATAAGTGAAAAGTTTGACTTTAAGGTGTTAATCAATGATTGGTAAGTCAAGTTATTATCTGGAGAGTGAATAAAACCGTGCAATTTGGAATCGCTTTCATTCACCTCTGTATTTTCTATGTATTCCATAAAAATTATAAAGTTTTGTATTTCGTGTTTCCTGTTATTATAAGTATTTATAAAATCACTCATGAATCACCTTGCAATAGTTTTTGTTTTACAAAATTTATTCTTCCTATCAACTTTGTCTTGTTATTTGCTGCATCAGAGCTTGTTACTTCGTAGAATTCATCACCATCAATCCAACTTGAAACATCAACTATAGGCAGTTGCGGATTTTCCTTTAGGGCTGCATATATACCTATAGATAAAGCCTCAAATCTGGCTCTTGGTACGGATTTGGCTGTTGCTGTTTTTCTAAAACCACGATCTCCTAATACTTTATGGGCATATTTAAGCATAGTTTCAAAATCATTTCTACAGGATTGAATTATACTGGGATTGGATTCTACTGCTTTGTTTTGAGATTCAACATACTTATCAATAAATTTTGCAACATTACCTTTGTATTTGCTAAAACTTGGATAGGCATTTGAATAGGCAAAAAATCTGGCTGCAAGTTCAAAACCTTCGTATCTATTTTCGGTTTTTTCGCTTCTGGGAGCCAGCTTTTTAAACAGTTCATTTTCAGCACACTCTTCCAAAAAATCTTTAAATTTACCTAGGAAAGCACCTCGGCGAACTTCAGCAGGTTTAATGTGCACTCCTCCTGAATTAATTCGCCTAAATATTTCTTGTCTTATTGCTTCAGTTGTACCCTGCTCTAAATATACAACTCGTATGTTTGTATTCAAAAATCTTCTTTGAATAGCCGGATCTAATTCTTTAAAGGTAAAACCATTAGAGTCAGTAAGTATCTCTAAACCACTAAGCTCTAAACCGTTTTGTATAAATTCTACTAAGGTTTGTGTTCTTTGTGCACCGTCAACTATCTCAATTCTACCGTCCGAGGTATCAGAGAAAAACATAAATGGAATAGGTAATCCCATAAGTACAGATTCTATGAAAAAACATTTGTCATGCTCTGTCCAAATAAAATTTCGCTGATAACTTAATGGTATATAAAATTCATCCTCTTTAAATTTTTGTACTAAATACTCAACTACATAATCTCTAGTGTCATATTTTATATCTTGTTTCTTCTCACTGATTTGATTTGAAGACTTCTTAACTAAGTTAAAATCTTTTGCCACCTTATTCTTAGCCTTTTCTACCATTTTCTACCTCCTCAAGGTGTCTTCTAATACTAATTCCAATAGCCTGCCCGAGTTTGACAGGAACGGCATTGCCTATATGAGCGGCAATTTCTCTTCTTACTTTTACTTTATTTGAGTCATAAAAAACATAATCAGGTGGGAAAGACTGCAATATAGCCCCCTCTCTTATGGATATAGCTCTGTTTTGTTCCGGATGTCCGAATCTGCCGTTACCGTATCCGAAAAATTGAGTGGTGATAGTAGGAGAAGGTTTATCCCATTCCATGCGGCCGTATACAGAGGAATATGATAATCCTGTCTTTTTTTTATGACAGGACAAGATTAAGCTTTCGTCCCAATCTCTCCATGTACCACCCTGCTTAGACTGTATAATTCTTCTTTTATTAAGTTCTGAAAGTTTACTTGATGTATGTAGTGGATCAATATCAGAAGTTTCTCCATCTTTTATCTTAGGTAAATGGCTTATAGAATCTCTTACAGTAATATATTGTTCGGGCTTATACAGTGGAGGGATTAAGGATATATTTCCGAGTCTTGATGCAAGTAGTACAAGTCTTTTTCTGTTTTGTGGCACACCATAAGATGCACAATCTACAACATTAACATCGATATTATAACCTAGTCTAATGAGAGAAACTTTAAAGTCATTAAAGACTTGTTCTTGCATTAGGCCCGGAACATTTTCCATGGATATTATTTCCGGTGTAAATCCTTTTATAATTGACGCAAAAGAGTAAAGCAATCTCCACTTATCATCCATATGTCCATTTTTACGATATTTACCCGAGTACCTTGAGAATGGTTGACAAGGAGCACATCCAACAAGTACTTTAGTTGCATTTTTAGGATAATAAGCCTTTATATCATTAGATGTTAAATTAGAGACATCCTTACATACAAATTTTGCATTGTTATTGATTTCATAGGAAAATCTACAACTTTCATCAATATCAAAACCTACCGATACAGGAATGCCGGCATCTTCTAAGCCATGTGTAAGCCCACCGATTCCACAGAATAAGTCCACTGCTGTGATACTCATATTATTATTTCCTCCTTTCATAGTTTTAATTAAGCCTTGGTATTAGATACTGGGTGGCTTTTTATTTTGAACTATCGATGGTTTCTCGGTAGTTGAAAATTTTAATTTTTTGAAATAGTTGAACTTGTTCTTTTTGGAACAAGTTACGAAACCATCACCAAGCTACGTCCGTAAAAAAAATTATAATTGACATTAGAACATATGTTCTATATAATTGTTTTATCGCTACCTTAAATAGTGCGTCAAGGAGGTATTTAGGTGGATGGAGAGTATAAAAAATTGATTGTTGAGTTATTGGATAAGCTTAGTGAAAAACAACTAAGATATATCTACAAACTCATAAAAGCATTCTTAGATTAGGTTTGACCCACTCCGGTGGGTGCCTAGTCTTTTTTTATTAGTCCTTCAGCTATCTCGCTGAGTAATTCCCATTGTTCCGGTGTAAGTTTTGCCAGTACAGATATAACTCTATTTTTAAAAGAATCTTCTTCTTCCAATAATAAATCCCTCGTTAATCTGGCAATTTCTGTTTCTCTATCAAGCTTTATAAACATCTCACCTTCTCCGGATCGAAGCCACTCTTCATTGACATTGAATTCCCGGCAGATGGCTAAAATCATTTGCTCGGTTAAATTATTTGTTCCATTTTCCAATCGTGAAATTGATGATTTACCAACACCTACCTTTTCACCAAATGATTCTAAAGTTAATCCAAGTGTTTTTCTTAATTCCTTTAATCTTTCGCCCATTCTACCTCCTTTCTACATAGCCTTGTTAAATAGCAGGAACAGACCAACTACTACAACGACCAATCTAAGTAAGGCAAATAAAAGTAATGATATTTTTTTTACCATATTAATTACCTCCATGATTGAAGTATAAAGCACTGGTGGGAAAAAGTCAAGAAAAAAGTTTCTTAAAACAACGGAAATCTATTGACAAAGTTACTTAAAGGAACTATAATGTTTACATAAACAAATGAAAGGAGAAAAAGCAATGAAGAAATGGTACAAAATCATTGATGAGCTCACCGTCTTAACCGGAAAGCTCATCAGGCTGGCATTAGAGGTTGGCACTCTAATATCAGTAATACATATGATACTTCAAAGTATCAAATAAATAAAAACAGTCAGGAATGGGGCGAAAACCTCAAACCTGATTGGATTATATCATTTCTTCATTGCAAGGGCAATAAGATGAAAAAAGTAGCAAAGTTGATTCTAAATGTGCTTAGATTAGCGGTTATTGTAGCAGGATTGTATTTAATATTTTTCAGATAGGAGGTAAGAACATGGCACTTAGTAAAGAAGATAAGTCAGTACTCATTAATTTGATTGACATTATCGAAAGGTTGGATGACGGTGCAAAAAAGTATCTTATGGGTGTGGCTGACGGAATGAGTTTTTGCAATATGTCAGAGGACTTAAAGAGAAAACTGGAAGAAAAGGCAGGGTAATGAGGAGATTGAGAGGTTTAGAATAAAGTAAATGTAGAAAATTAGGAGGGAGAATGTCAGAAAAAGAAAATCGCATATCTGTAGAACAAGCAGCAAAACTGTTAGGAGCATCTCCTCAATTTGTAAGAATAGGACTGCGGCAAGGAATTCTTGACTTTGGCATGGCTGTAAAAATGTCAAAGCATTGGACCTATGTAATTACAAAGCAAAAATTTGAAGCAAGTACAGGAATAAAGGTTGGGTAGAAACTGAATAGAGAATAAACGGGACCAGTATAAAACTGTCTTAATTGGAATAGGGAGCATAAAGCTGGTGTAACCAAAGGTCAAGCGGTTTCAGAATAATAAGTAATAGATATTCAATGTGGACAAATAAGTGGATAAGTATGTGGATAACTAAAGGAGGTATAAGAAGGTGAGTACAATGCTTAAAGGGGTAGAGATACCAACATTAAAGAAAAATGATGAGGAGAATCAACTTGAAAGTTCCCTGCAGGAATTGGAGAACAAATACAGCATTCTTGTCAGAGAAATAGAAAATAAGAATAGTATTTTAATAAGGGAAACAGATCTGTTAAGAAAGTCAATAATCAGACTGGATAGAAGATTTGATGTAATAGATAGACTTAGACGAAAACTGATATGGACTGTTTTTATATGCACAGGGATAGGGTGTGTTGTTCTAAACGGTGTAATCTTAACTATGCTATTACGATTACTTTTAGGGAGGTGACAAGCCTTGAAGATGGCATTAAAAGAGGGGCAGATATTTATAAAGGAAGCGGACAATGTTCAGTTTCAGATTATAAAAAGTTGGGGAAAGATGAAATGGAGTAAAGCAAGTCAGACACTAAGTGGAGTAGCAGATATTGAGTTGCTGAATAAGTTAGCAGGCCTTGTGAACCTTCCAGTGAGCATAGAAGCTGAGCGAAAGCGACTTAATAGAATAATGGCAGCAGTCGACAAGGAAAGAGTAAATGAAAATCCTGTGCCACTGATGGATCCACCGATTAAGGTATCACCATTTAAGCACCAGATCAGAGGGTACAACATGGCACTAATGGTGCTGGGGTTTGTAGAACCACCAAAACAACTTAAAGGAGAATAGATACATGAAAAAGAGTAAGAACTACCAAAAAATTATAAGTCAGTTAGAGGACTTATATGTTCATGTATCAGATATGGCAAAGATAGATGATGATGGCAGCAATAGTGTTTGGATCAAGGATAAAAAAGCGCTACAGGAAGCAATAGGAATCATTGATGATTATGAAAAAGCTACAGAGCAGGCATCACTACTTGTACAGAGATATGAGGTAGGAGCAAGTGTTGTACATAGAGATATGGATATATACGTTTGTCCTAATTGTGGTAGAAGGGCGAAGCTCAATCATGCTTATTGTCACTGGTGTGGAAAGAAACTGCTATGGAATAGTATTCCGGCTTCACATCGAAAAGTGAAAAAGAAAAAATAAGGAGGAGCATGAAACAAATAAAAATAAATGTTCCGGATGGAACGCAATTACTGCATGTATTGGTGGTGATAGATATGGGTAAAGAAATTCACTATGAAACAAAGTTCTGTGATTTAAGAGACGGAGGTATAGAATATAAGTTTGATTCATGCGGTAAGGATGGTGCAAATGAATAAAGGATTTGGATTTCTATTTGAAATGGGGTGTGGAAAAACGCTCACAGCCATAGCTACACTGGGTACAGCTTATAAACTTGAGAAAATAGAAAAAGTTCTGATTATAGCACCTACATCAGTATGTAGCGTGTGGCCTAAAGAGTTTGACGATTACGCAGATTTTAAGGCAATAGTAAAAGTTCTTTTAGGAGATAAGGATAAAAGAATCAAGGCACTCTCTGACTTGGACAGCTTCCCTTTTAAAGCATTAAAGGTGGCTGTGATTAACTATGAGAGCACATGGAGAGAAGATATATTTGAGGCACTATATGAATGGGATGCAGACATGATTATATGTGACGAGAGTCAAAGAATAAAGACTCATGATGCGGAGCAGTCAAAGGCAATCCATAAATTGGGAGACCAGGCACGATACAAACTGATACTGTCAGGAACCCCAGTACAGAATAATGCTATTGATTTGTATAGCCAATACAGGTTCCTAGACCCAACAATATTCGGTACTAATTTCTATCAATTTAGAAATCGCTATGCGATTATGGGAGGCTTTAACAGGCATCAAATAGTTGGCTATAGAGACCTTGACCAGCTGATACAAAAAGAACATTCAATAGCCTACAGAGTTACAAAGGAAGAGGCCTTGGACTTACCGGAACAGACATTCCTTGAGAGAAGAATAACTCTAACTGCAAAGGAAAAGAATATATATAACAAGATCAAAAGAGAAAGCTTTGCAGAACTTGATGGCGGTGGGAAGGTTACAGTTACAACTGTACTCACTAAGCTACTAAGACTACAGCAGTTCACAGGTGGTTTCTTGGTGGCTGACGGATCCGAAAAAGCAGAGCTTGTAAGTAAAGGAAAGCTTAACGCTTTAGAAGAAATCATTGATGATTATGTAGTGGATGCAGGAAAGAAGCTTGTGATTTTCGCAAGGTTTAGACCGGAGATTGATTTAATCGGTCAAATGCTTGCAAAGAAAAAAATCAAGTATGGATCCATATATGGAGATGTAAAACTGGAAGATAGAGGCGGTATAGTAAAAGACTTTCAGACAAACGCAGATACAAAGGTATTCCTTGCACAGATTGATACTGCAGGACTTGGAATTACACTAACTGCTGCAGATACATGTGTATATTATTCTGTCAATTTTAATTATGCAGCGTACTCACAAAGTCTCGCCAGAATCCACCGTATAGGGCAGAAGAATATCTGTACATACATTCATCTAATCACAGAGGGAACGGTGGATGAAACAATACTGAAGGCACTTGCTAAGAAAGAGGACTTAGCAAAGACGATAGTTGATGAGTGGAGAAATTATTTTTGATTAAGGAGGTTAAAAATGCCAAATTGGTGCGAAGGGGAACTGAAGATAAGAGGAAAGAAGAATGACATAATTAGATTTATGGAAGAAGGCATACAGCCAATGACACCACTTGCTGAAAGTTTGGAAAAAATAAAGTTTACTCAGGGCGAATCCTCTACTTATGTGATGTCTACATGCAAGAGAAAATATTTAATTATAGAGGCAGGGAGAGCTTTCATTGATAATTTTATGATTGAATTTGAAAATCTAGAAAGTGATGAAACAGATATACATGTGGAAGCATTCCCGGCAAGATTTGCATGGAAAATAAATGCAGAGAAACTTCAGGATATTGCTAAAAAATACAACATTGATATCAAAATCCTAGGATTTGAGTGCGGTGGACAGTTTAATCAATTGGTAGAGATTGTAAATAAGAAAATAATAAAGAACGAGATTATAACCTATAAAGATTATCAATGGGAATGTCCATTTTCAAAAATGGGTGGATGAAAGGAAGAAGAAATGGGGAAGTTAAGGACATTAGATGATTAAGGTAAGAACATACGAGGAATTACTTGATAAGAAGGATGAGCTGACAGAACAGACAAAAGGAGACAATTTATATGGGATTAATGGATGTTTTTAAGGAAGAAGAAACCGCTAATTTAAGATTGAGTACATTATATGAATTATTAAAACAAAGTGCTCAAAAGGAATTAATCATAAATGGAATAAATTGTGATGTTCCGCATAAGTATTTAAGAGAAATTATAACCGGCAATTCGGAATCAAATATATTTTCCGGTGTAGATAATATCAGCTCTAAAGAAAGAGAGGAATAATATGGAAACAGTAATAACATTAGATGACAAAGTAAGAGTTTATAAGGATCTCTTAGATAAAAAGGATGAGCTGGCAGAACAGACAAAGGAAAATAACAAGAAACTTGATGAACTTGAGCAGGAAATTGCACAGCAGATGGTAGATGAAGAAAAGCCTGATACTACAGTAGACGGTTTCAAATACAGCCTGCAGGAGAAGACCATATACTCCAAAATTGGAGAAGATAAGCTTCTGGAGAAGGGCTTGAACTTCTTTGAAATACTTCGTGAAGAAGGGTTTGGAGATTTGATTGTTGAAAGGGTTGATTCAAGGACACTTAATTCAGCAATGAATAATCTTGTAGAGGAAATAGGAGAGCTTCCGGAAGGGCTTGCAGAATGCTTAAGTATTTACTCTCAATTAAAAGTTTCAAAGCGTAAGGCAAATACAAAGGCTCTTAGTAGAGCCAAGAAAGCACAGGAGGAAACAAATGGATAATTACTTTGAATGGAAAGAAAATTTAAAAGAAAATATGCAGGAAGTGGCCAATAGAACTCTTGAGCAAATGCAGGAGGACACAATTCTTTCAGAAGTTAAAAACAGGCATGAGGGATACGGTATATCTGCAGAACACTATATCATAATGCAGAAGGCTTTTAAAAGCGTAAAAACGGATATGGATGACTTCCTTAAGCTTTTGCCGGTAGAAGATAAAAATGCTTTAAATACGGTTAGTTCGCTATATAATTCAGCCATTGACATGGGAGTGGTTGCAATGGAGTTTGCTGCACAGTGTAAGAGGATACTTGCTGATTTGTATGACAAAGAAAAGTCTCCATTGGAACAGTACATAGATGAAATGGAGTCGGACAAAGAAGATTTTGAAGATGTAGAGGAGAAATAAAATGGCAAAAATTAATTTTACAATTACAAAAGCAAAAAAAGAACAAATTTGTGTCAAGGTATTAGTCAGCGGACCTTCAGGAAGTGGTAAATCTTACTCAGCACTTAGGCTGGCAACAGGAATTGCAGGCAGGGTAGGTGAAGGAACAAAGATAGGATACATAGGTACAGAGGGAATGAGAGATAAGCTCTATGCCAATGAATTTGACTATGACCTGATAAGTTTAGAAGAATACAGCCCAGATTATTACATTGCTGCTATAGATGCATTCTTAGATGCAGGATACAAGGTCATTATTATAGATTCTATGACACATCTGTGGAATTGGGTACAGGATCAAGTCCAACTTCAGACGAAAGGAGATAACACATTCCAAGCTTGGGGAAAGTATAAGAAAGAAAATAAGAAGATTATCGAGAAAATCCTGCTTGCACCGGCACATATCATAGTGACAGCGAGAGGTAAGGATGAATATGTGCTTGAAGCCAACAGCCGTGGCAAGATGGCTCCAAGAAAGGTTGGTGTAGGAGCTCAGCAGGATAAAGATATTGAATATGAGTATATGGTCACATGGATGATTGATCAGGATACTCACCTTGCAGAGGCGGTAAAAGACAACACTCATATCTTCGAAGGTAAGATTCAAGTGCTTGATGAGAAATCCGGAGAGGCACTCTATGACTGGGCAAATGACGGTGATCCTGTTAAGTCCCCGGCGCAAAGAGCAGAAGAAGTGAAAAAGATACAGGATGAAATCACTGAAAAAGCGACACAGCTTGGTGGCTCAAAGAATAAGGCCATGATGGAGTGGTATAAAAATAAATTCGGTGGAAATCATAAGAACAATAAAGACCTTGAATTCTTAAAACAGGCTTTAAGTGAGATGAATCAATTCAAAGCAGTAGCAGAGGAACAAAAGGAGGATAAGAGTGAATAAAGTAATACTTATCGGAAGATTTGTACGTGATCCTGAAATAAGGTACACAACAAATGATAGATGCTGTGCAAATTTTAGTATAGCGGTAGATAGAAAGTATAAGCAGGAAGGACAGCAGGATGCAGACTTTCCCCGAGTAATCGCTTGGGGGAAAACTGCAGAATTCATTGAAAAATATTTCAGGCAGGGAATGAAGATAGTAATTGAAGGACGAATCCAGACAGGCAAATATACAAATAAAGAAGGTCAAACAGTTTATACAACTGATGTGGTCGCAGAGTCTGTTGAATTTGCCGAAAGTAAATCTGCATCATCAAACAGTAATAGTTCAAAGCTTGCAGAAAGTAAACCTAAAATAGATCAGGACGGGTGGATGAACATACCTGATGATGTAGACGATGAGGGACTGCCGTTTAATTAAAAGGAGGAACTATGAAGCCATTATATGGAAGTTTTGATTACTTACAACAAAGAGAATGTATTCAAGTAGGAGAAATAGTAGATCCTGAAACATTCTGCCATTTTTCTAATAATTCAACTTTTCAAAGAGATGATATATTTCAAATAGATTATGTAGCAGCAATAATCGGAGATGTTAGACTTTATGATACCATAGCAAAAATGAATAAATATGCACCTTGGAGATATGTAGGCCAGTGTGAAAAGGGACATATAGAAAATAAGAATCCTGCACTGATGCCGTTTGTATATGTTTGTTCAAGGTACAGAGCAAAGACATCAGATGAAAGGCTGCAAAATATTGAACTTGCTAAACATGCTTGTGAGAGAGTCATACAGATGGGGGCAATACCTATAGCACCACATTTATACTTTACCAGATTTTTAGATGACAATGTTGAGTTTGAGAGAGACTTTGGTATGGAAGCCGGCAAAAAGATGATGGAGATGTGTAGTTCTTTCTTTGTGCTTACAGTAGATGAAGAAATCAGTGAAGGCATGGATGAAGAAATTAAATATATGACAGGCATACTTGGACTTGAGGGTAGTAACAAGAACTATACAAAAGAAGAGGCAAAAAGGATTGTAGAGCAAAGATTGGAGATTTGATATGCGTGTAGATGAAGTGGACATTGACCACTTGGTCGATTATAAAACTGAATATTCTCGCATTATCCAAAAACACAAAATTTCCGGAGATAATCTGACAGGTCTGTGTCCATTTCATGATGATAAAAATAATTCCTTTTCAGTAGATTTAAAAACAGGTTGTTGGAAATGCCATGCTGAAGATAGAGGCGGAAATTTTACATCATTTTATGCAGAGCTGAACGGTATTGATACTAAAGAAGCTTATAAATCCATATTAAAGCAATATGGAGCTTACAAGCCTGAAGAAGATAAGAAGCCTGAGGGGAGTCTGTTATCATATAGCGTAGCACAGTATGTACTTGAAAAGAGGCTCCCTGAAGAGTTCCTGAAAGAACAGTGTTGTCTACAGACAAAGAGGGACAAGCAGGGAGTCCAATATTTGTATATTCCATACTTTAATGAAAACTCCGATGAAGTGACATATAGAAAGAGATACGGAGGAAAACAATTCAGATGGAAGTATGGAGCCAGTAAAGACATCTGTCTGTATGGTGAATGGAAGCTGGAACAGATACGGACTGCAGGATATGTTACCTTAGTTGAAGGCGAATCAGACAGTCAGAGCATGTGGTACATGGGCATAAGTACACTTGGAATCCCGGGAGCATCTATGATGAGAAAAGAGTGGACAACCACTCTGCAGGATTTAAAAGTGTATATCCATGTTGAGCCTGACAAAGGTGGCGAAACATTCCTTCATAAAGTTACTACAGCACTAAGAGACGGCAATTTTATCGGACAAGTATACAAGTGGAGTTGCAAAAACTTAGGCTGTAAAGATCCTTCAGATGTGTATATCAAATATGGCAAGGAAGAAGCTGCAGAGAAGATAAGGGCAGCCATCAGCAATGCACAGGCTATAGATATAGATGAGGAATCAATTCCTGAAGCTTTACCTGGAGCACCTGTGAATTTAAGGCAGCCTGAAGGGTGGATCTATTCAGATAAGGGTATAAGTAAGATTGATGAGAAGAAATTTACACCTGTAACAGTTTGCAGAACTCCGATTATATTAACCAGAAGACTTCGCAGTATGGAGACCGGAGAAGAAAAAATGGAGGTAGCCTTTAAAAGAGATGGTACCTGGCACAAAGCAATATATCCAAGAAGCACTATATTCACGGCAAGAGGAATCACCGTGCTGTCAGACCTTGGCTGTACGGTTACTTCGGAGAACGCAAAACAGGTGGTTAAGTTTTTATCTGCTCTGGAAGCGGAGAACATAGACATTATAAGAAAGGCTGACTCTACATCTACATTCGGATGGCAGGAAGGTAAGAGATTTATACCAGGACATGATAAAGATATAGTGCTTGATATAGATCCGTCACAAAGGGCACTTGCCGCTGCCTACTGTCAAAACGGTACATTCAATGACTGGCTTGAGATGATGAGACCACACAGGAAGAGAGATAAGTTCAGATTTATTTTAGCTGCAGGATTTACTGCTCCGCTTCTTAGAATAATTAAACAAAGAATATTCTTTGTATATAACTGGGGAGGCTCTAAAGGCGGAAAGACTGCAGGTTTAAAGGCTGCGCTCTCCGCATGGGGAGACCCTGAAAGGTTGATGGTAAACTTTAATGCCACACAGGTAGGCCTTGAGAGAACAGCATCCTTTTATTGTGACTTGCCACTTGGGATTGATGAGAGGCAGCTTGCAGGAAATAACCAAAACAGCCTTGAAAAGATTGTTTATATGATAGCAAGCGGTACCGGGAAAATCAGAGGAGCAAAGTCAGGCGGAATTCAGGCAATGCACACATGGAGAACGGTCGCTCTTGCTACAGGTGAGGAGCCACTGTCAACAGAAACGAGCCAGACCGGTGTCAGCACCCGTGTGCTTGAGATATATGGTGGTCCATTTGATGATGAAAGAGAAGCTTCTATGATGCACCAGCAATCAGCTATAAATTGTGGCTGGGCAGGTCCGGCGTTTATAGAGATGTTAATGCATACGGATGAGCGAAGCATAACATCAAAATATGACGAAATGATGCAGTTCGTATATCAATTAAGCAAAGGCAAGAGCGGTTCGCATATCGCAGGGATAGCTGCAGTAGCACTAACTGATGCAATTATAGATACATGTCTGTTTGAGGACTCAGAGTGGCTTCGTAGATATGAAGCTGGAGAATTCGACACTAAAGAGGCTAAGGACAATCCTGAAGCATTACAGATAGCTCCTGAGTCATGGGAAAGGGCAAAGGAGATGGCAAGGAACATCCTAAAAGAGCAAATGGATGCAGATGTTGGTGATGTCAATGAAAATGCCACACAATATATCATTGATTGGATTCTATCAAATAAAGACAGTTTCGGAGAAAGAGTATACGGAACCTGCCTAGGGCTTATACAAGGATCTGAAGTGTATATATTTCCATCAATGCTCACTCAAGCACTTACAAAGGCAGGATACTCATCCAGAAAGACTATGAAATATCTGGCAGATAAAAACCTGATCGGAACAACGACCAGCAAAAGCGGAGGAACTAAAAATTCAGTATTTAAGTGGTTCAATGGAAGGCAATCTCGATTTGTGGAGTTTCATCTTGGGAAAATTGTAAAGGAAAGTGAGCCGGCAGTAGATGAGAATGGAAATCCAATGGGAGACGGATGGAATCAAGTTCCTGAAAATGAGCAGATGGAACTTCCATTTGATTAGATTGCGCAAAATCAAAGTTTCACCAAATTTCAAAAAATGTCACCATTTTAAGAAATTGGAGCAAATTTGGTGACTGTATGAATGTATAAAAATATCAAAATATTAGCGTTAAAATATGTTGAATATAACGGAAGTTACTACTCACCTATTTTAAAATCAAAATAGGTGAGTAGTAAAGTGAGTAGTCAGGTGAGTAGTAAGAATGGCTTAAAATAAGGCTTTATAACCTATATACTCACCTATAACACCTATATACTCATTTATATACCAATATATTTTTCAGTGGAAAGTGGTGACACCCTGTCACCAAATTTGCTAAAAAAACAAGGTATATATCAAAAAATAGGTGAGTAGGTGAGTAGTAAGCCTACAAACGGCGTAGTTAAGCCATTTTTACTACTCACCTAAGGTTTTTCGTAAGTGAGTAGTAGGAAATAAGTGAGTAGTAAAATGGATTTTAAAAATCAGATTGATGAACTTAAAAGGCTTGTAGAGAAACTCAAAAGGAATGATTCAAATGTCTCTAAAGAGGATCTAATGACGAAGTATAAAAAGTCTTACATGGAGTTGAAAAATGAAATAAAGAAAAAAGCAGATGGTCTGATAGATGAGATACTTATAGAGGGTTTACTTATCGTTAAAGATGAAAGGGGATATAAATGCCTGGAAGATATAAGCAGGTTTGTTGAAAAGAAAAAGGATGAAGGGATTATTAGGCAGTGCAGTGATTTAATCTTTAAGAAATATGATGTGGACAAAGTGGTTGAACTGGCTAAAGATGTTAAAACCGGAATTGATAAAATTTACAGTAATTATTTAGAGGAGGTAGAGCAATGAGTATGGCGGAAATATTAGGAATGCTTAGCGAAAAAGCCAAGGAGGATGATAATAGGCATTCGCCTTGGACACGTATGGTATTAGAAAAAGATTCACTAAAAAAATTAAGGACTGTTTTGGTTATAGAATATGCCAAATATAAAAGGAGTGGTGGCAGTAATGAACAGTGAAGGATACAAGGATCCTACTGCTGATATTGCGGTAGGAGGTATATACCATACCCGTGGAAAAATTGATTATACAAAGTTTAAAACTTATGATGAGCTTGTAGCATATGTGAAGCAAAGATATGAAAAAATAAAGAACAACTACGAGGCAGAAGTTTTTATTAGAGAACACATGCCAAAAGAATCGTATTTCCAAAAAAAGATAATGGAATGGATCTGTAAGAATATTCCTGATGCAGTTATTTGGAAAGAAGCAGCAGGCCCATATTCAAGGCAGGGAATCCCGGATATTACTTGCATAGTGAATGGACGATATTACGGGTTTGAAGTAAAGAGGCCTTTTATTGGAAAACTAAGTAAGATCCAAAAAGAAACAATTGATTTGCTTAACAAGGCAGGAGCGAAAGCATATGTAGTTACTTCGGAAAAGGAAGTGGCAGAAATTTTGAAAGATGAAATCAAAGGAGGAATCAATATAAATGAAAAACCAGGTAGAGGAATCATTAGAAATACTTGAGGTGGCTGCTCAAATATCTAAAGATTACTACGGACTTCCATTAATAATCGCATATAGTGGTGGAAAAGATAGTGACGTGATGTTACATCTAGCTTTAAAAGCGAATATTGAGTTTGAAGTTTTATACAGTACCACGACGGTTGATGCCCCTCAAACAATGAAACATATAAGGCACATATTTAAAAGGCTAAATGATATGGGTATAAAAACACATAGAACTAAGCCGACTTACAAGGGTGATCCTATAAATATGTTTTCACTTATTGAGAAGAAAGGAATCCCTCCGACAAGGTTGGTTAGGTATTGTTGTGATGTCCTCAAAGAAGCAAGTACTCCTAATAGAGTTACAGCTGTTGGGGTGAGGGAATCGGAGTCAAGGACAAGGAAAGGAAGAGCAGAATTTAATATTGGTAAAAGAAAGAACTCAAAGCACTTTAATGTCAAGTATGTAAAAGAGGTCTTTGATTCAGCAAAGGTTCAAGATCCAATATGGGATTGTCTGATAGTGGCAAATGCTAGAGCTCGAAAAGAAATGATTGTAAATCCAATTTATCATTGGAGTAATTCGGAAATATGGACTTATATCAAGGAAAATGATATTCCATACAACGAATTATATGACATGGGGTATAGTCGTGTGGGTTGCATACTTTGCCCTATGGCAAAAAAATCGGAGAAAAAAAGAGACGAAATCAATTTTCCATGGATGAAACAAAATTATATAAAAGCCTTTGATAGAATGTTGAAAGCTAGAAAAGAAAACGGTAAAGATGATGGCACAGGATTATGGGTAGATGGTCGAGGTGTTTATAGGTGGTGGATTGAAGATAATACAATTCCGGGACAACTTAAATTTAATGACGATGGAGAAATTGAGGAGGAACCTTAAAGGAATATTTGATGGAACGAAAAGAAGAAAATAAAATTTATTCTATGCCACTACTTAAAAATATTGGACTGCAGGCAGTAGGTAAGAAAGGCTGGAAGTTAACCCAATGTCCGGTATGTGGGTGCAAATGTTTTGAAACTCCTCAGGCAAGAGTGCTAAGGGATTTGAAGTATGTAGGAATGTGTACAGAGTGTATGCTGAGGAAAAGATTTTGCAATAAAGGAGTGTCTAATGCGAACTGATAGCAAAGAGTTGATTGTTGCTATGAAGAAGTATCTAGAGCAATATTATAAGGCTAAGCTTAAAAGAAAACAGCTGGAAGTTAGATTGAAAAATTTCAGGGAAGAGATGGTGGAAGCAAAGGGGATAAATTATTCACCTGTGCCTGGAGGTCAATCAGGATTCACAACATCAAAGACTGAGGACTATGTAGTCAGAGCATTAGAGATTGAAGATAGGATTATGAAGCAACAGGTGGAAGTCCAAAGGTCAATGCTTGCTGTGATGGAAGTAATGGACTTCCTACCGATTGACTCTGTGGAGAGAAGTGTGCTTGAGTATAGACATATAGATTGCTTGCCTTGGAAATTTATAATTGCGAGAATGAGCTATTCAAAAGCTTCTTGCCATAACTATTATAATGCAGGGATTGATATGCTGCTTGGGTGTGTTAAGGTTCAGGAAACTCTCCAAAAGTATATAGAGTCTAACAAGTAAAGTGTATTGACTTTATAGAACATAGGGTAGTATTGTTGAAGTTACAACAACAATACAAGGAGGATGGTATGAATCAAAAAAGGAGAAACGTGATGGCTGTAATTTTAATTGCTATTATTGTTATATGTATTATAGGAATAATGGCAAAAAAGCCTGCAGGAGATGATAAGCCTGCAACTGATAAAAAGGAGACGGTGGAGTCGTTAACCATTTCCGACAGCTCAGAAAAAGAAGCTGAAACAACAGGGAAGTCAGCGACAGTCGATGGGGTGGATGTAATATTTTCTGACAACGTAAAAAACGATGCAACAGGCAATGCGAGACTTGCGAAGGTTACCGGAGAGAAATCAGTGGAAGAGTATGTACTTGATTATTATAAAATGTATTTTAAGAGTGATCAGGAAGTACATGCAATAGTAAACTACACGCTTAACACAACAGCCTGTGTGACAAGTGTGGGAGATAAAATCAATGTAAGGATATATGAACACATAGATGGCGAGGAGCAGGATGCAAAGAAACTGTTCACCGGAGAGAAGTACGCAGAGTACAATGTAGACAAAGCGACAGGAACGATAGACAAGGTAGAGTGACTAAAGAGTAGACACAAATAGACTTTTATATGTGCTATTATAGTAGCATTGAGTATAACGAAAGGGGATATAGCATAAGGTCGATGTGGACTTGTGCTATGTCCTTTTTTAATACAAAATATTGAATGCATCAAAAAAATGGTAGGTACTACCTGAGGGGGGTGGGGCATGCGGGGCGGAAAACAGCCCGGTCCTTGTCCCCCTAAAAATAAAAACACATGTTTGATTTCGTTACGACTGGCAGGGAAAGTAATATATAGGAGGTGATGGTTGATGCTTGAAGATCAAAATGCTTATTGTCGTGTAGAAGTTATATCCTCGCTTTTTGGTGTGACTGTGAGAAGGGTTCAACAACTTACACAAGAAGGAATAATATCTACTACAAAAACATTAGAGGGGAATAGGTATGAATTAGTTCCAACGACACAAAAATATATAAAATATCTTTCGGATAGAGCATATGGTAAAAGTAAATCTGAAAGAGAAATGGAACTTAGGGAACAAAAGCTTCAAGCTGAAATTGCTTTAAAAGAATCGCAAGGAGAAATGCATAGGTTAAAGACAGAGATAGCATCGGGTAAGTACATTGATATCGAAGAGGTGAAGATGGACTATAGCCGATTTTTTGTTTCATTCAAAAAATTTGCATTATCTTTACCAAGTAGACTTGTAGGAAGAATTATAGGACACTGTGATCCTGTGGAACTTAGGTCAGTAGAAAAAGATTTGAGCTCAGAGGTCATGAGATTGATGGATAGCTTTGTGGTGGCGGGCTGTACACATGAGGAATTGGAAAAGAAAAAGCGTGGCAAGAAATCCGTTCCGTAAATTTGAAGTAACAAGTTATCAGAAGGAAGTACTTAAATTCTTAAAGCCACCAGAAGATATTACAGTCACACAGTGGGCAGATAAATATAGAGTTTTAGACTTAAGGTCTTCTGCTATACCTGGGCCGTGGCGAACAGAACACACACCATATTTGAGAGGAATAATGGATGAATTTAATAATTATGAAACAGAGGAAATTATATATGTTAAGCCTACTCAAGTAGGTGGCACGGAATGCCTACAAAATATGGTTGGATATATTATTCAGCAGGACCCGTCTCCAACTATGATAGTGTATCCTACTGATAAACTTGCTGAATCGGTATCTCAAAACAGGCTTCAACCTATGATAAAGGCTTCTACGGGGCTTAGAAACAGATTTTTAGAAAACGAGTCAACGAGGTTGGAGTTACAGTTTGATGGAATGTATTTAACTCTTGCAGGTTCAAATTCTCCATCAAGTCTTGCAAGTAAGGCAATCCGATTTCTTTTCCTTGATGAGGTAGATAAGTATCCCGGCGCAAGCAAGAAGGAGGCGGATCCAATTTCTCTTGCAAGAGAGAGAACAAAAACATTCCATAATAAAAAAATATTCCTGACGAGTACGCCTACCTTAAGAGAGGGGCATATATGGAAAGCTATGGAAGATGCTGATATTGAAAAGCATTACTTTGTGCCATGTCCACATTGTGGAGAGTATATTGAATTAAAGATGAAACAAATTCAATTCCCTAAGGGCGAGGATATGAGCTATGCAGACCGTGCAGAGTTCGCAACCTATGTGTGCCAAGAATGTGGATGCATAATAACAGATAGAGATAAACCGGATATGCTTAGGCTTGGAGAATGGAGAGTTGTCAAGGAGAACACTAAGTTCGCAAGAAAAGTTGCATTCTGGATGAATACGTTGTATTCGCCTTTTGTGAGGTTCTCTGAGGTTGCAAAAGAATTTCTTGAAAGTCATGATGATCCCGAGAGGTTGCAAAACTTTGTAAACAGCTGGCTGGCAGAGCCTTGGGAGGATACAAAGCTTAAGACTAATGCAGACCTCGTTATGGAAAGGCAGACAGAGTATGAAGAGTTTATTGTTCCTGAATGGACGAAGGTTCTGACAGCAGGAGTTGATGTTCAGGAAAACTGCTTTTATTGGAGTATAAGAGCATGGGGAGATTATTTCACAAGTCAAAATATAGCACATGGCCAAGCATATTCATTCCAGGAGGTGGAAAGAATAATGAATTTGTCGTACCAGATGCCTGACAGTACTCCTCTTGTAGTTGCACTCGCATTGATAGATTCAGGAAACGACACCGATAGGGTATATGATTTCTGTGCAAACAACTCTGAGTGGGCATTACCAAGTAAGGGTGCCTCAAATAATATGCTTACTCATTATAAATTATCGAAAGTAAATAAGGCTGACAGTAAAGCATATGGAATGAATCTTGTACTTGTTGATACAGGTAAGTATAAGGATATGATTGCAGGACGTATGAGGAAAGATAATGGAACCGGTTCATGGATGGTTTACAAAAATTGTGATATGGAGTATACGACACAAGTAACTGCAGAGCACAAGGTTAATGTTAAAAACGGAAAAGGTGTAGTTAAGCAAGAGTGGAGACCAAAAACAGCACATGCTGATAACCACTATCTTGACTGCGAGGTTTATGCACTATGTGCAGCGGATATTCTTGGAGTGAGAACAATGCATCTTGATAATGTTGTTGAGAATGTAGAGAAAAGCACAAAGCAAGATGATACAAAGCACTTTCCTGAAGAACAATGGATTCGAACAAATGAGAACTGGAATATTTAAGGTCAAGGAGATTTGCGATGAATAACAATTATACGGCAAATGAAATGCTGGAAGAAGTTAATAATGCGATATACTCAGTCCTTGTCGGTGGACAGTCGTACAAGATAGGTACAAGGCAAATGACAAGAGCTGATTTGAATCTATTATACAAAATGAAGAATGATTTGATGGCTCAGGTTCAATCAGAGAATGGTAATCACCTGCTGGATGACACCTATGTTGCGATATTTAGTGGGAGGTAATGAGTGTGAGTTGGTTGGATAACATTATATCTTTTATCTCTCCTGAGTGGGGAGCGAAAAGAGAGGCATGGAGGCAGAGTCTCTATGAAATGCGAAGTTATGATGCGGGTGACTACTCAAGAGGGAATGCTAATTGGAGAGTGACAAATCAGTCTGCAGAATATACGGATAAGTATAGTCGTGACAATGTAAGGGCAAGAGCAAGAGATTTGGAACGAAATTCAGACATGATGAACTCTGTTATAGGTGCTTACAAAAGAAATGTAATTGGCGGAGGGTATATTCTTCAATCAAAGACAGGAAGTGATGATCTTAATGATGTTATAGAGTCTGCATGGAGAAAGTGGTGCAAAAAGCAAAATTGTGATGTGACCGGAACTCAGTCATTTACTCAGATGATGAGAATGTGCATGAAGAGAAAGAAAATAGACGGCGGAATCCTTATAGTAAAGAGATATACCAGTGATGGTTTTTTGCCGTTTAAACTTCAGACATTTGAGGTGGATGAACTTGATAACTCTCAGATGACTCCAAAAATACAAGGTAATAAAGTAGTTGGTGGTATTGAGTTAAATGAATACAATAAGCCGGTCGGCTATTGGATTAGACAATATCCTGTTGACAGTTTGGCACTGACAACACCTGTATACGTTGAGGCAAAGGATGTTATATTCCTTTACACAAAGCACAGACCGTCACAGATTAGAGAAATGAGCGATATGAGTCCCACAATCACAAGAATTCGTGATGCAAACGAGTTCATGGTGGCAGTATCGGTAAAAGAGAGAATAGCCGCCTGCCTTTCAGTATTTATAAAGAAAACAATACCAACTACAGGGATTGGACGAGGAATTGGAGTAGGTCAAGGATCGTTACATGATTACCAAGGTAAATCTATAACACCCGGAATGATTAAGGAACTCAATGCAGGAGATGAGATACAAGTAGTCAACCCTGCAGGACAGGCTACAGATGCAGCAAGCTATATAAAGCTTCAGCAAAGACTTGTTGGTGCAGGACAGGGTATCAGTTATGAGGCAACGAGCAGAGATATGAGTGAAAGCAATTATTCTTCAACAAGGCAGGGAATTATAGAGGATGAGATGACCTATGCGGAAGAAAAAGAAATGCTCACTGAAGTAATGGATGAAATATTTGAGACATTTGTTATATCCTTGTGGTTATCAGGGAGTATTCAGATAAAAGATTTTTGGAAAAATAAAGATAAATATCTGGACCATGCGTGGATCATAGCTCCTAAAAAGTGGATTGATCCGCAAAAGGAAGCAAATGCAAATAAGATTGCACTTAATACAGGTCAAAAGACATTCAAACAAATCGCAGCAGAGCAAGGAAAAGATTGGAAAGAGCAAATCGAGGAAATCGCAGATGTTCTTGCATATGCCAGAGAGTTTGGAATTGACATGGGCAGTGTGATTTTTGATAAAACAAAGGAGGACCTCTATGAAGATGAGGAAGATGATTCAACAGCAAAGGGATAAGCCTGTTGAGAGTGGCAGAACTACAGCAAGAAGAGAGATGGTTGAAAGCAGCATAAGGGCATTAAGTGGAGAGGGAAATGAACGAAAGTTTATCCTCTCTTTTTCGTCTGAAGAACCTTATCAAAGATATTGGGGTGCAGAAGTTTTAGATCATTCGGAAGGTGCTGTGGATTTAACAAGAATTAATGAGATTGGCTGCTTACTTTTTAACCACAATCGTGATGCAGTAATCGGAAAGATTGCTAAAGCATGGATTGAAGGAGGAAGAGGAATGGCAGAAGTCGAGTTTGATTCAGATGAGGAGTCTGAGCGTATATTCCAAAAGGTTGCCAACGGTACACTTAAGGGAGTTTCAGTCGGATATCAAATCGAATCTTGGGAAGAAGTGGCACAAGGCAAACAGTCGGCTGATGGCAAGGCCATAGGGCCTGCTGCAATTGCAAGAAAGTGGACACCTTATGAAATTTCAATAGTAAGTGTCCCGGCAGATCCAACAGTTGGAGTTGGAAGGGAGCTGTCCGAGCAACCGGTATTCAAGGAAAAACGCTCTGTGGACTGGTTTGAAAGACAGATTCAGATAAATAAAACAAATGTTCAAGGAGGTAACTAATTATGAACAAGAAAGCACAAAGACACGCAAAGCTATCAAGGCAGCAGGAAATAGTTAATGCTGCAAAGAATGCAGGAAGAGACTTGACCGCAGAAGAGCAGGTTGAGTTTGATTCTCTTCAAAGGGAAATTGAAACTTTAAACGCAGAGATTTCAGCAGAGGAGCAGAATGAAGAGACTGGAAGTGCGGATTCAAATACTGATGTTCAGAGAGCACTTCAGGATGAGAGAAACAGAATAAGAACTATCACAGATATTTGTGGCGAGTTTGGAATGGATGCGAAGCCATACATTGATGGCGAGGCAACTGTTGATGCTGTGAGAGCGGCTGCTCTTGATCATGTAAGAAAGAATGGCTCTCCGATTGCGGCAAGAGGTGTTGATGTAATCAAAACAGCAGAAGATAAATTCAGAGAGGCGGCGGCTGATGCATTGCTTCTTAGAAGTGGAATGAGCCTCAACAATCCTGCCGATGGATCAAGGCAGATGATGGGAATGTCTCTTCGTGACTTAGCTATTGAGTGTCTTTCAGGAGATGGAGATGGTAATTTAAATCGAAGAACATCTGATGAGCTTTTTGGGCTGCTTCAGAGACAGTATTATAATCCGACTGCTGCATTCCCGGCAATTTTAGACAATGCCATTAATAAGGCATATGTAGAGGGACATAAAACTGTTGCTGTAACTTTTGACAGATGGACAAAAAAAGGAAGCTTAAAGGATTTTAAGACAAATGATAATAACTACTTGGCAGGACCTGCAGGAGAGTTCCTTGAGGTACCTGAGGGAGGTGAGCTTAAGCATGATACATTTAATGATGTAAAGCGTCCTACAAGAAAGCTCAAGACATATGGTCGACAGTTTACCCTTACAAGGCAGGCATTTATCAATGATGATATCGATCTTGTAACTAAAATTCCTGCTAAGTATGCGGCAAGTGCAAGAAAAACAATAAATAAGCAGGTTTATAATATATTGCTTAAAAACCCTGCAATATATGATGGAACTCCGCTCTTCTCAAACAGCCACAAGAATGTTCTTGCAACAGGAACAGGAATAACAAGAGAGTCAATGCAAAAGATGATCTTGGCTCTTCAGGGTCAGTTGGATGAGTTTGGAGATGCAATAATTGTGAGACCGGCAACACTCGTTGTTCCGTCAGGAATGGGATTTGATGTGTTTACAATCTTTAACAGTCCAACAATCAACACATCAGGTAACACTCAGGCAGTCAATCCGCTCTTTAGATATGCAAGTTCAATCGAAATTGTGGAAGAGCCTACAATTAATGCACTTTGTGGTGGATATGGAAAGACAATGCCTTGGTTCTTAATCGGACATCAGGATGATACCGACTTCATTGAGGTTGATTATCTTAACGGACAGGAGATTCCAACTATACGCAGAATGGAAACACCGGGGCAACTCGGATTTGTTTGGGATATATATCTTGACTGGGGTGTTGCAGTTATGGACTGGAGAGGTGCAGTTAAGAATAATGGAATAGTGGTTGGCGATCCGCTGGCATAAAAAGGAGGTAAATAATAATGGCAAGTGCTACATATTTTCAGAGAGGTGAGGCTCTCGATTACACAAATACCGGAAGTAGCAAGATTGAAGTTGGTACTGTTGTAAAAATCGGAACAAGGATCGGTATCGTAGGTGATGATATTAATCCTAAGGCGACAGGAGTTATTCATGTCACAGGTGTATACGAATTTAAAAAGACAGGAACAAATGAAATCAAAATGGGTACAACGGTATACTTTGATGGAAACGGAATAACTGAAACAGCAGGAAGCAATGCAGTGGCAGGTTATGCGGCAGAGGATACAGCGGCAAGTGCCACATCTATCAAAGTAAAAATCGGATAGGAGGTCACTATGCAGAAGCTTATAGCTAAATATCCGATACTTTATCTGTCAAAGCAGTATGAAGTAGGTGAGGAGTTGATTGCAAATGATCCTGATACGGTGAAAGCTTGGATTGATGCGGAAACTGCAGAGTGGGCAGATGATGATGATGAAGGAATCGAGTCGGATGGCACTGCAGATAGTGTAGTGACAACAGAGGTGGTTTCGCCGCCAAAGGCAATTCCTATGTCTGCGGAGGCAGGGCTTGTCGGAGATGCGGTAGGTGCAGAGACAGATGAAAATCTTGTGGGAAGAGTTCCAAAGACAACTGCCAGAGCAAGAAAGTAGGAATAATGGTACGAAAGTCATTCAAAGAAATTGTAAATCAGGACATTGATAACATATTTATAAATACTTCGGAGTTTTCAGATATCCACAATGTGGATGGCAGGAATATGCCGATTCAGATTGATGACAACGAAGTTATAGAGCGAGAAAAGAAGGCGAAGTCTAATATGGATGGAGTGTATGTTAAGCAAAAGCTGATTTATGTGAAAGCGAAGGACTTCGGACCGCTGCCTGCAATTGGAAGGCAAATTATGCTTGATGGCAAGCGCTATTTAGTTGTTGACTCTACAGATGAATATGGTCTTTATACGATAACATTGGAGGGAAACAGAAGCAAATGATTGAGTTCGGAGTTGATGAAGTAGATGTATCAAGGATTAGAGCAAAACTTTTGTTGTTCGAAAATCAAGTGCCTAATGTTATAAAAAAAGCCTTAAACGCTACTGCCAGAGATGCAAAGACAGCTCTGGCAGATAAAGCGAGGGAGACATACGCTGTAAAATCGCCAAGATTTAAAAAAGCAATTAGGCAGAAAAATGCAACTGCTTCAAATCTTGTTGCGACTTTAAAGATAACCGGTAAGGCTACTGCACTATCGGATTTTAAATATAGAAGGCATAGCGGTGGAGCAAGTGCAAGGGGTAAGTTATACAAAGATGGAGCCTTAAAGGATTTGTCATTGAACGATAAATTGAAAGCGTTTGTTGTGAAGTATCATTCAGGACATACAGCTGTAGTTAGAAGAGACCCTCCCGGCAGGTATACGAAAGGCATATCAGAGAGGAGAAGAACCGGTGGGGACACAACTAAGCTTAAGGAGTTTTACAGTCCTTCAATTCCTAGGATGATTGGAAATGAAGCAAAAGTTTATGGAATTGTAAAACCTAAGATACAGGATAGCTTGAAGAAACATTTAAGCAGAGAAACCGGTCGAATCTTTGGAGGTAGGTGATGACTGTAAGAAATCTTCAAAAAGAGTTGATGAAAGATATAGGTAATATCTTCGAAAAAGATTTATTTAAGGATTCTCTTGGTAAGTACGTATCATTGAACATATATGCTCAAAATCTTCCTATTCGTGAGGATGAAGATGCGCCGGATCCTGTTCCTTATATTCTTGTAAGAGTTTTAGATGGAAAAGTGAAGGGATGGGTGGAAGCCCAGGAGGTTCAAGTGATGTTAATTCTTGGATGTTTTGATGACAACATAAACAATGATGGGCATGAGATACTTCTTGAATTAATACAAAAAATAGAAGAGAGATTTTTGAAAAATCCTATCTTGTCAAAGCAGTTTATGTTTTTAAATGACGAACAACATCCATTTGAATGGGCTCTTCAGGAAGAAGAATCATTCCCTTATGTTTTTGGAGCTATCAGTATGAGTTTTAGAATACCCACTATAAGAAAAGAGGATAAGTACACATGAGTGAATCAAAAAAGAACACAGAAGTAGTTGAGAATGAGCCTGAGGCAGTTGTACAGGCTGAGAAAATATTGATGTATGTTGGTCCTACCATTGTAGGAGTGGCAAGTCATGGAACAGTGTTGAACAACGGATTGACAGAGTCTCTAAAGGCTACAATTGAAAAGGAGCCTGCAATTAGAGGATTGTTGATTCCAATAGAAAATGCCGCTGTCGCACTAAGAGAAATTGATACAAAAACAGGTGCAACTTATTCATTATATGAAAAGGTTGCGAATTACAAATAGGAGGATAAGCAATGACTTATTATCACGGAATTAGAGTTGAGGAGCAGGCAACAAGTATTATTGCTCCAATTACAAGTACAGCAGGATTGCAGGTTGTTGTCGGTACTGCACCGGTTAACTTGGCAAAGGATCCGTATAGTGTTACAAATACACCACTAATTGCGTATAGTTTTGCAGAGGCTGTATCTAAACTTGGCTACAGTGATGACTTTAAGAAGTACACACTCTGCCAAAGTATGGATGCAAGCTTTAGGGTATTTAATGTTGCACCGATTATATTTATAAATGTTTTGGATCCTAAAAAACATAAAAAGGATAATCCGGAAGGACCAATCAATGTGGTAGCCAAGCAGGCAAAAATTGAAACAGTTGGAGTCTTGCTTGACACATTGGTTGTAAAGAATGGCTCTGCAATTCTCAAAAAGGATGTGGACTACATTGCAACCTTCTCAGAGGATGGCTCAGTGCTGATATCACTAATAGAGGGCAGTGCGCATGCATCTGCAAGCTCTCTAACAGTAAAATCTACAAGCATAGACCCTACCGCTGTAAGAGCAAAAGATGTGGTGGGTGGATATGATGCCGCTACAGATAAGGAGACCGGAATAGAACTGATAAGACAGGTTTATCCTAAGTTCGGCTTGGTTCCCGGATTATTGCTCGCTCCGGGATGGTCACATATACCGGAGGTAGGAGTTGTCCTCGGCGCTAAGTGTACAGAAATAAATGGTGTATTTAGCTGTGAATGTGTTATAGATGTAGATTGCACATCAACAGGAGCAAAGAAATATACTGATGTCGGTACATGGAAAAAGCAGCATGGGTATACAAATAAGCACAGCGTGGTGCTTTGGCCGCAAATCAAGGTTGGTACAAAGCAATATGCATACTCTGCGATATTTGCCGCACTGGTGGCATACACTGATGCTACAAATGATGATGTCCCAAATCTGTCACCTTCAAATAAATTGATTGGAATATCAGGAATGGTTCTTGATGACGGTACTGAAGTAGTACTTGATCAGGATCAGGCAGGAGCTCTTAATGGAGAGGGAATCGTTACTGCAATTAACGTTGGTGGATGGAGAAGTTGGGGAAATAATACTGCAGCATATCCGGGTATAACAGATCCTAAGGATAGATGGTTTTGTTGTAGAAGGTTTTTCTCATGGTGGAGTAATAGTTTTATTCTTACTTATTTCCACAAGGTTGACGATCCTGCGAATTACCGCTTGATTGAATCAATTGTTGATAGTGAGAATATTAGAGGTAATTCTTATGTGTCCCAGAGTAAGTGTGCTGGTGCAAAAATTGTGTTTGATGAAAAAGACAATCAGGTAACAGATATTCTGAATGGAAAAATCAAATTCCATCAGTATCTTGCACCTTATGTGCCTGCAGAAAATATTGTAAATGTGCTGGAGTTCGATCCAACAATGTTGTCCACAGCACTAAATGGAGGAGGTAATTAATTATGGCAGGAGTTCTTGGAATCCCGGGTGTAATAAATAATTTTAATCTTTACTACAAAGGAACAGCCCTTGTCGGACTGACAGGGGAAATAACGCTACCTGACTTTGAAGGAACCACAGAGACACTAAGTGGTCCCGGCATTCTTGGAGAGCTTGAAGAGGTAGTAATTGGATCGTTTGGAAGTATGGAGATAGAAATCCCTTTCAGAATACTTGATGAAGATGCATTCAAGCTAATGTCTCCAACTGAGACTCTTGATTTGACTCTAAGAGCAAGTGAGCAGTATACAGTAAAAGGTACTGGTGGCATAGATACAAAGGGAATGAGAGTAGTAATAAGAGGCAGACAAAAGAAACTTACAGGTGGAACTGTTAAGCAGGGCGGAACAATGGATGCATCTGTTACTGTAGAAGTGGCCTATATCATGATAGAGCATGATGGAAAGAAGAGAATTGAGCTTGATAAGCTGAACAATGTGTACAAGGTTAATGATAAGGATTTACTGGCTAAGATAAGAAGTCAGTGTTAAAGGAGATAAATATGGCTGATAAAAATAAAGTAGTTAATGTAGAAGGTTCTCAGGGCGAGGTGTCAGGAAATGACACCTCTATGATTATTAAATTCTCACGTAAGTATACCTTTGAAGATAGAGAGTATGAAGAGCTTGACTTGAGTGGCTTAGAAAGCATGAGTGCAACAGATATGATTGCAGCAAATAAGATACTTGAAAAGAGTGGCAGTTTTTCCTTTTTGCCTGAGATGTCTCTTGAATATGCTTGTATCATATCGGCGAGAGCAACAAAGATTCCGCTTGAATTCTTTAAGTCTCTGCATCCTAAAGATGCAATTAAGGTGAAGAACAGGGTAACCTCTTTTTTTTACGGAGAGGGATAAGACCTGACGATGGTAAAAAATTAAGAAAACTTGCCATACAGCTTGCTATGGTTTTACAGACAGGGATTGATTATTTTCTATCCCTGTCTGTTTTTGAATTGATAGAAGTTGCAGAGGAGGTGGAAGAGATTGGCAGGAAACAGCGAGCAGGAGTTGGCAATTCGAATCGCAGGTAAAGTTGAAAACTCTTTGAAACAGAGTTTTGGAATGACAGAAGATGGAATTAGCCACCTTGCAGGAATGGCTAAAAAAGCGGCTGTTATGATTACAGGAGCCTTTGCTGCAATAAAGGTTGGGCAATTTATTGGAGATGCGGTCAGTGAATATTCTGAATTTGAACAGTCAATGGCGAATACAGCAGGTATAGCCGGTGCTACTGAAAGTGAATACGACAAGTTGTCAAAAGCCGCAAGAGAAGCAGGAAAAGCTACAACCTTCACCGCCTCTGAGGCGGCTGATGCACTTGGTTATATGGCACTTGCAGGCTGGGATGTTGAAACCAGTACGAAAGCGCTCACTCCTGTTCTAAAACTGGCAGAAGCTACGCAGGCAGACTTGGCAACTACAAGTGATCAGGTTACAGACTCAATGAGTGCAATGGGAGTCGGCATAGATGAACTGCAGGAATATCTTGATGTAGTAGTTATGACAAATAATAAAGCAAATACTACATCTGCAGACTTGATGGATGCGATGATTGGATGTGGTGGAGCTGCAAGGGCATCAGGTATGGATTTCAAGGAGACGGCAACCGCACTTGGTATATTGGCGAACAACGGTGTAAAGGGTGCAGAGGCAGGCACTGCCTTGAATTCTATGTTGGTTCGTATTTCAACTAAAGATGCAGCAAAGGCGGCATTTGAAGACCTTGGTGTTGCGGTCTATGATAATGCAGGCAAAATGAGAGATATGCGTCAAATTCTCATAGACTTAAATGGTGCAATGTCAGGCTTGACAGAAGAAGAGAAAAATAACTACATGGCCGCAATTGCAGGAACAAATTATTACTCGAAGTTCGGATATCTACTGGATGGTGTAAAAGAAGGAGCTGATGGTGCGGCTTCGGCATGGGATGCATTGGCAGATAATCTTAATAATTCTTCGGGTGCACTTGATACGATGGATGCTAGAGTTACCAATACATTAAAAGGTGCTGTTGCGAGATTTGGAAGTGCAATAAGTGATCTTAAAATTTCTATGGTCGAGGCTTTTGGACCACATGCTATTAAAATAATGGATGGGCTATCAAATACTATTCCTAAAATCACAGAAAACTTTGTTGGAATGATAAACAAGCTTCCAATAGATGATTTTATGACCGGGGTTGGAAATATGTCCGCAGGTGTTATGGACTTCTTAGTTACGCTTACCGGTGGGGAGGGAAGTATAGATTCATTTAGCAATATGATGAGCGATACTTTTGGAATTGAACTGCCTGAGTCAATAAGAAGTGCTATAGAGGTTGCACAGGATTTTATAAAAAGAGGTCAAGAAGTTGCAGGTTTTCTCATAGGAACTTTGAAAAATGCGATTGGTAATGTGATGGAGAAAATAGCAGAAAATGAACATACATTTGATGTTATTCTGGATCTTTTGAGTGATTTAAAATGGAAATTTCTTGAAGCCTTTGATAATGCAAAACCCACAATAACATATATAGCAGAGACGGCTATTCCTAACATTACTGACGCACTGCTTAAAGTAGTCGGGGGTGTGACAGATGTAGCTGATGCATTCGTGCAATGGGACGGATTCCTTCCTACAATCACAGCAATTGGAACTGCAGTAGCAGCCATAAAGTTTTATAAGTTTGTTACCGGAGTTTATTCTGCAGCAAAAGCTCTTACAATATTAAATATTGCAAAGGCCAAGGATATGGCACTGACTCTTGCTATAAAAGCTATGTATATTCAGGATGCAATAGTTAAAGCAGCAAGCGTAGTTCAAACATATGCTCTTGCGGCAGCACAGGCAGTGTGGAATGTTGCGGCAACGATTGGAGCAGGAGTCACGGGGGCTCTTGGTGCCGCATTTGCTTTCCTAATCAGTCCAATAGGTTTAGCGATTGTGGCAATAGGTGGAATAATTGCTATTGGAGTTCTACTCTGGAAGAACTGGGATACTGTGAAAGAAAAAGCAGGGCAACTTGGAGCATGGCTTGGAGAGAAGTTTAATGCAATCAAGGAATCTATCGGAAATGCTATAGAAGGATTTAAGAATAAATTCCCAGTCGCCTTTGCGTTCATTGAAGGAGTGTTTAATGGATGGAAAGCAACAATAGATGGAGTTATCGGTGGAGTTAAACAGGTCTTTCAGGGTGTTATAGATTTCGTACAAGGAGTATTTACCGGGAACTGGTCACAGGCTCTTGAAGGATTAAAGAGCATATTCTCAGGTGCATTTGGAGTCTTGAGTTCTCTTGCTCTTGCCCCACTTAATGCAATGAAAGGTGTTGTCACAGGTGCTCTTAGTGCTATAAACGTGGCCACTGACGGTAAGCTGTCAGAAATAAAATCATTCTTCACTACACACTTGGAAGGAGCTAAGAACACAGTAGTTGGAATCCTTGATGGAATAAAAAATGCATTTAATGAAAAGTTGGAGGCGGCAAAAAGTATTGTATCAGGTGCTGTAAATGCAATAAAGGGATTCTTCAACTTTAAATGGGAGCTTCCTAAACTTAAGATGCCACACTTCTCTATAAAAGGAGACTTTAGCCTTGCACCGCCAAAGGTTCCTACTCTCGGAGTTGAATGGTATAAAGATGGTGGAATAATGACCAGTCCTACAATGTTTGGAATAAATGGGAATAATGCTATGGTTGGCGGTGAAGCGGGGGCCGAAGCAATTCTTCCATTATCAGACCTGTGGAACAAAATGGGTGGATTTATTGATAGTGCAATAGGTGAATCTGTAAAAATACTTGCAGAGCGTATTGAAGATTTCCAGACAGGGACAAATAGAGTGTCTTTATCAACTCTTAGCGACAGAATAGCATCTTCCGGATATACAGTAGCAGGAGCGAGTGGAGATGGTGGAGCGGTGTCAATAAATTACGCACCGGTGTACAAATTCGAGGGTTCAGTATCGAAAGATGATATTATTCAAGCCAATGAGATATCACAAGATAAGTTTGACAAGCTCATGAGACAGTGGATGAAGGATAAGGGAAGGACAAGGTTCTAGGAGGTTGAGATGAGGAGATACATCACGGTTCAAGGTCAGACTTGGGATCAAATCGCCTATGAACTGTATGGAAATGAATATATTTGTGATAAGATTATGGATTTAAATAGAGATAAACTTGATTACTTCGTATTTCCTGCAGGAGTGGAACTCATTGTCCCCGACAAAGAGTTTGCAATAAGTGAAACTGTCCCAAGTGATTATCCAGCATGGAGGGCAATGCTAAATGCAAAAGGCTAGGAGGGTAACATATCAGATATTATATGATGGAGCTGAAGTTGGTCTTTCAAGTCGTTGTGAGTCATTATCTTATACAGATAATGACTCCAGCAATGCTGATGAAATAACTATAAATCTTAGTGATAGAAATATGGAGTGGGCATTGGGGAAGGGCTTTGTCCCGGAAAAAGAACACGATCTGGATGTGACAATATTCTTTCATAACATGACAAACAACAGTATCTATCAATTGTATCATTGCGGAAACTTTACAATAGATGATATTACATATTCAGGTGGAAGCGGTGGACATAAATGTAGCATAAAAGGAGTATCGTTGCCTGCAGGACTGGGATTCCAAACTGGAAAGGTTAGTAAGACTTGGGAAAAGGTAACTGTTAAACAGATTGCTGAAGAGATAAAAGGCAAGTATGGAATGGAGAATCTTTACTTCTGGGCAGGTGAACCGATAATTGAGAAAGTAGATCAGGAAGAACAATCTGATAGTGAATTTATAGCAAAGCTATGCAGTGATCAAGGCCTATTTATTAAGATATATAAAAAGGGACTTGTTATTTTTGATAAGAGTATGTATGAGGCAAGAGGTATAACGGCTACATTTTCAGAGACAGACTTTGAGGACTGGAGTTGGAATTCAACATTAATCGGCACATATACCGGTGCAAAAATATCATACACTCAGGTCGATAAAAAGGCTAAGAACAAAAAAGAAAAAACAAAGATAATATCTGTTACTGTGGGCGAAGAACCAAGAATCCTTGTTCTGAATGAAAAAGCAGATAGCAAGGAAGAAGCTGAGAGAACTGCAAAGGCAAAAGTAAATGCTGAAAACGAAAAGGCAGTGACATTGGAGTTCACGGCCTTGGGTAATGCAAACATAGTTGCTTCATGCAATATAGAGATTAAAGGAATGGGGCGTATTGATGGGAAATACTATGTGACAAAAGTAAGTCATGAACTTTCAGGAGGTTCCGGGCATAAAATGAAGGTCAGTGCCTACAGAATATTTACAAGGTTATAGGAGAATCTATGATAAGAATAGGATTTGTAAGCAGTATTGGAAACGGTGGAGTATCTGTAACCTATCCTGATACAGGAAAAACAACCACAGAGCTTCCGGTATTGGCTTTTGCAGGGATAAAACAGACATTTGAAAAGGATGATGCTGTAGTGGTTGTCCACATGAGCAATGATAATTCTATGGCAGTAGTTCTTGGAAAATTTTATGCAGGTGATGATCCAAATGCAACAATCAATGTAAGTGATGGTGCTATGAGTTTTACCGACTCAACAGGAAGCATAACTTTAGCAGAAATCATTGCTAAGTAGGAGGATAAATGGCAAAGATTGGAAACTGGGGTCCTTATCTTAAATTTGAAACAAGTGATAAAAGAATCCTTACATTCAATGGATTTAAAAGAGATTTTGGAATTAGAACTACACTGCATCAGACAATAGGCAGTAAACCTTTAGTAGAGTTGCTTGGAAGTAACCTGCAGTCAATTACATTCACTATAAAGGTAAGAGCCACAAGAGGTATGTCTCCAAAGAAGCTTGAAAAAAAGCTGGTAAATTATATGTCAGCTGGAGTTATTGCTCCACTTGTCATTGGAAGAAGAAATATCTGTTCAAAAGCAATGATTACAAATGTGTCTGAAAGCTTTGGAGTTGTGCTCCAAAAAGGTGAACTTTTAAGTGCGCAGTTTGATGTCACTATGACCGAGTACAGATAGGAGATGAGATGAATGAGATTCAATTTGAATTTTTAGATGAACTTAAGGATAGCGAAATAAAAGATATTCTTAGAAATTTGAATAATATCTTCAGACTATCTGAAGGTACTGTACCTTTACTTAGAGGCTTAGGGCTTTCAATAGATAATGTTTCTAAAATTGCCGTTGACCTTGAGAATGACATAGTGACTGACATGGTTGCAAAAGTTGAGTCTTTTGAACCGAGGGTATCTGTGAGCAGTGTTGACTTCTTTCACAACCAAGACGGAAAAACAAAAATAAAAGTATATCTGGAGAAAGGTGCAGGAAATGGAGAATACTAGCTTAAAAGGGATAATTGATTACCCGGAAATATCATTTATAAAAAATTATACAATGGAAAAACTTGCAGATGATATGGTCTTATGGTTCAAAGAAAAGTATAAAGAACTTACCGGGAAAGATATTGCACTTGGGAAGGCAGACGAGCGCAGGATGATACTTCTCGCAGGTGCTTACTTTATATACCAAGGATATATGTACATGGATGATGCAGGAAAGATGGGGTTGCTTAAGTATAGTAGAGGTGAGTATCTTGAAAATTTGGGTGCTATAAAACACATTCATAGAAAGCCTGCAGCAGGATCCACGACAACAGTAAAGTTTTCTATGAAGTCAAAGAGGACGTCTGCTATAGCTATACCTAAGGGTACAAGAGTGACAGCAGGCGATAACGTATACTTCGCAACAGATGAATATTCAGAGATACCTGCAGGAAGTCTAAGTGTAGATGTTCCTGCAACATGTACAAGCGTTGGTCAAATGACAAATAACTATGATATCGGGGATCTTAATACATTAGTTGATATCATTGCTTTTATTGATGAAGCAAAGAATATTACAAAGCCTGAGGGTGGAGCTGATATAGAGTCGGACGATTCGCTAAGACAAAGAATATATATAGCACCTGCCGCATATTCGTCTGCAGGTTCTGCTGATTCATATGAGTATTTTGTAAGGCAATTTCATACCGGTGTAAGCAGTGTAAGGATTACAAGTCCAAGTCCACGAGTGGTAAGGGTGAGATATTTACTTGAGAATGGAGCTATCCCTGAAAGCGAGTCTATTGCCAGACTCAAGGAGTATTTATCAAGTCCAAGTATTAAACCGCTTACTGACAGCATAGAAGTTCTTGCACCTGTAAAGAAAACGTATTCTATCAATATTACTTACTATGTAAACTCAAGTGATCAAAGCAGAGCAACAAATATTCAGCTAAAAGTTGTAGCAGCCATAAATGATTACATTGATTGGCAGAAAAGTGAAATCGGTAGAGATATAAACCCGGATGTTTTGAGACAAAAGATATTAAACGCAGGTGCGAAAAGGGTGGATATAGCTTCACCCGCATTCACAGTTGTTGATGAAGATTCGGTGGCAAGCCTGAAATCTCAGTCAGTAACATATGGAGGTCTTGAAAATGATTAAGTACAAAGATGGAGAGCCTGCTTCGGTCTTGCCATACCTACTATCTTCAGATCCTGATATTGCAGCGATAAGTTATGCATATAAAAAAGCAATGGCAAAGCTTATTGTTACATCAGCTCAAACAGTGCTGTATGCAGATATTGAACATATGGATGAAGAGCTTCTTGATTTGATGGCATTAGAGTCTCGAGCTCAGTACTATAAAAACGATTTGCCAATTGAGACAAAAAGAAAGCTTGTTCAAAGCTCATTGATATGGCATCAAAAAGCAGGAACAATAGGTGCGGTAAATGAACTTATTGATACAGTTCTTGGCGAAGGAGAAGTGGTTGAGTGGTTTAATTTTGGTGGCGCTCCAGGTACTTTTAAGATACTGACATCGGCGAAATTAAATGATTCGTCCCTTAGTTACTTTCAAGAAATCATATCTAAGATAAAAAACATGAGTTCTTCGCTTATAAGTGTTGAGCAAAGTTGCAAACTGGATATGGATTTGTATGTCGGTATTGGGATGGTACAAACTACGAAAACAGTAATCAAATAAGGAGGATAAATGGCAAATTTCAGAAAAACCGTGGTCACCAACACAGGTATAAGTGCAATCAACAATGCACTGGCCAGCAAGCAATTCTTAAAACTTCAAAGCATTAAAGCCGGAAATGGAGCATATACCGGAACTGAAAATTTAGATAATGCTACCGGACTTAAAAGCTTCAAAAATAGCTTCCCAATTAAGAATGTAAAATTGGTTGATGATACAACGGTAAAAATACAAACCTTAATCACAAATGATGATATTACAGTCGGATATGATATCACAGAGTATGGAGTCTATGCAGAGATTGATGGTTCAGAAAAACTGATTGCAATAGCTACAGCTATAAATGCAGATTTTATACCAAGCAAGGCAAGTTCACCTGCATCAATACTTCTTGAAATGTATCTGAAGGTATCAAGAGCAAGTGAAATACGATTCTCGTATAATGTACCTGAAGGAGTTTATGCTACCACACAGCAGATAGAAGGATTTATAGACAAAGATAGTGGAGTAATAGCAGAGGCAGTTCTTTCGGATGGGTGGCTTGAAAATACAACCATTACAGATATAACTGAAATAGGTGCAAAAAGAACAATCAAGAGTGCATTAAGTGCTTTAGTGGCTGGTCTCAAATTCGTGGTCAATATGTTAAGTAAGACTACAGAAGTATGGATGAGGGCAAATGCCTTCACACAAACAGCACCATATACTCTGAGAATTGAAATGCCGGGGATGAAGTCAACCGACACTCCGATAGTGAGTCACTTGATTAATAACGGAACAACTGAGGCAAATACTATTAAAAGGCTGTGGAAGTCGTATGACTGCATAGACCGAATAGATACCTATGACGGATATATGATAGTTTCTTGCTTCAGGAAAAGACCTGAAGTAGATGTGCTACTTGGAGTAAAAGGGAGGTAGTTCATGGCGAAAGCAATATTAATGAAGGGTGGTTCCGGGGGAGTAACATCAAGTGATGTGACAGTCTCTAAGGCACAGGTCTTACAAGGTTATAGAACAATTACTTCAGATAGCGATGATGAGGTGGCTGAGGGTCAAATTGTAAATCGTGGCAATATAGTAGATACGTCCGGATTCGAAAATGCACATTGGGACGCGAAGTTTCTCGCACGTATGGAACAAGGTTTTTATTCACAAAATGGGCAATGGAAGCCGTGTGTGGCTATACCTTATGCAGTGATGGCAAGCGTGGCTGGTATAGATGCAGGTATGATGCTGAACACTCTCACCGTAGCAGGAGTAAGAGGGACTATACCTATCTACGGTGCTTGGAATGCGGCTTCAGAGGTGATAAATGCGACGTGGGAAAACCCAAAAAAGATATATTTTAGGTTCAAAAAAGGATACTATCTTGAAGACGGTCAATATCCGCCGTCCGTATCCGCTACGTACAAAGATGTAGCTAATGCGGTAGGGATAAGAGCGAACAAGATACTTGATGACGAAAATATTCTTGGCACGCAAGGCACAATACCACGATGGATTTGTACCACAGCTGGCGTGATTACGGCTTTAAATGGTGAGGGATTTGTGTGGGATGATACATCTAATGCTGGAAGAGGCAGAGGCATTGTAGTAAGAATACCGGACAAACACTTTATACAAGATGCGAGCTATGTTTTTCTAGCAAGTCCAAATGTTTATCCTCAGAATTTAGTAAAGAATATAAACATTAACGGCATAACAGGAACAAGGGATTATATCGACTTGATAAGTCCTACATGGCTGTCAGATGCAACTCTAAATTTGCAGGTGAATACTGTAGAGAAGGAAATCCATATTCCAAATAAGTTCACGCAATATAATGGACTTTTTTTGAAGGTTATAATTTGGGGCAGTACACTGGATGGATACTATAAGGATTCAAACGGAGGTGCTTGCCCTTGCGTTTTAGCCGTGACGAATTGGGATGGTGGAGCAAACTTTACGGTAAAAGTTGGAGCAGCTATGTTTTATGGAACATTGGAAAGACAAGGAAGTGGATTTGATGATTTTAAGCTGAGATACAGAGGTTCAACTGCTTTTAATCTGTCGCTGAATTTTTTAATAACACAGGGGTTTAGCCACCAATGGGCCGGAAATTATGCTACATAAGGAGGTATAAATGAAATATACAGTATTTTACAATGGAAATAACGGAGAAATTGTATTCTCAACTACGCTTCCGTTAGATATTGAGAATATGAGAATAGCTGAGTTTGACGTGGAGAATGGGAAAACTTTAGTAAGTGTAGATGTCAGTAAGAAAGAACATTCTATAATTGCTGAAGATAATCCTATCAGTGAAACCGCTAAAAACAGTAGCAGGATAACTACGCTTGAGAAGGCAATGATGGACATGCTTGCTTCTCAATTTGGCGATGATGAAGAGAGTGGTAAATAACAATGATATGGCTATGTACAAAGCTATACATATTATTAGGTTATATTATTTGTTTTTCAGAAAGAAAGGAAAAAGATATGAAGTTTAAAAATTTAGCATTATTTTATGTACAGTTGATTTTGGATGGAAAGTGCACTTATTCAGATGTGCCTAAGCGATTAAAATCTTATGTTAAACAGGTCGCTATTGATTTAGGCGTATGGGAAGATATTGAGGGAAACACTCAGGAACATCCTGCTACACCTTCAAATGCAGACTAAAAGTTATTAGAAGTGCCTTGGCAACAGGGTGCTTCTTTATTTTAGATTTTAAGAAAGGATTAAACCATGATTAAAATTGGGCAAGCAAGCCGTGATGAGCGTGGAAAGTATAGTGGAGGTATGGCAGGAGATCAGGACAAAAAGGAAGTAGCGATTAGAGGGTGGTATAATCGCCCGTGGAATAAAGTTCTCAGACCGAAAAATCCTGCGATTGCAGGAAGGATAGCGGCAGCAATGGAGGATGCGTGCAGAAACGAAAATATTGGATATGATCAGTATGAGCGAACCACTTTATATGACATTTGCAAAGCAAATGGATGGAATATAAAAGCAGTAAATAAGCCATGTGAGACTGATTGCTCTGCACTTGTTGCAGTTTGTGCAAATGTGGCAGGCGTGAGGGTGTCCGGAAGTATCTACACAGGAAATGAAGCTGCTGCATTGTTAAAGACAGGTGAGTTTGAATTGCTTGATGCTCCTAAGTATCTTATGACGGATGAGTATTTACGAAGGGGTGACATTCTTTTGTATGAATTTCACCATACTGCCATTGTGCTTGAGAATGGATTAAGAGCAGAGAGCGAAGTGCAAAAAAAGCCTTCATTTAAACTTGGATGGAATAAAAATCATAATGGACAATGGTGGTACGCAGATAGTCCGAACAGTTGTATTGCAGGCCGTTGGTCGCTGATAAATGGTCGCTGGTATGTATTTGATATGAAAGGCTATATGATAGTCGGATGGTTTAAGCAGGGTTCTGAGTGGTACTACCTGAATGTAGACGGAGCAATGCTAAGTGGTCAATGGATAGCAATTGATGGTAAGAGCTACTACCTGCAGGAGTCAGGCCTTATGGCAAGAAACTCATACATTAAGAGCAAGGATAAAAATATGTATTATTGGGTGGATTCAGATGGTGAATATAAAAAAGAATTTGACACCACGGATCCTGACTTGTCAAAGTATCAATTAGTAAAGTAAAGGAGGAACTTATGAGAGCAAGTGTTTTGTATTCAGCAGTTGGAGTAGTAGGAGGATTTATAGCAATGGTCTTTGGCGGATGGAGTGATGCCCTTATCACTCTTATAATTTTCATGTCAGTAGATTATGTCACAGGATTAATAGTCGCTGGAATCTTTAAGAAGAGTAAAAAGTCTGAGAATGGAGCTCTTGAATCCAGAGCAGGGTTCAAGGGCTTATGCAGAAAGGGAGTCGCTCTTCTTATAGTTTTAGTAGCAGTAAGGCTTGATGTAGTGATGCAGACTACGTACATAAAGGATGCTGTAATAATAGCATTTATAGCAAATGAAAGCATTTCAATCATAGAGAATGCTGGACTGATGGGAATTCCAATTCCTGTAGCGATTACAAAGGCAATTGATGTTTTAAAGAAAGAATCAGATAAAGCAAGTGGAAACTAGGTGTGCTTTTATCAATATGAGTTTCTTCCTATTTATAATTGATAGAAACATAGTAGTAACAAAGTTATTTAAAAAGCTATAAAATATGCCCTATACAGTTCACAAAGAGATAATTGTATATTGCAATACTACACTCCGAAACAATGTTTCGGAGTTTTTTGTATTAAAAAAAATGTTATTTATAGAACTGTTTAGCAGTCGTGTGTGATTGTGAATAAAATTTAAAAACATATAATCCGTTGATATCTTCTGAATTATAATATATAATTAGATCAAAAGAAAATAAAAACGAAAAATATGTTTTTAAAGGAGGATAGTAGATGAAGATACTTCGCATTAAAGCTAATGGACTTCCATTATTTAAAAAAGAATTGGACATTTGCTTCTATACACAGCAGCGAGTTTGTGAAGAGGATAAAGGTAGCCTTTATTGTTTGAAGGACAACTATTATCTTCATTCTGCTTGTGCGTTTATCGGTATCAATGCATCAGGTAAAACTTCAGTGCTAAAGTTTATCAGCCTGGCTTTGAATATTTTGAATAATAAACCTATCAACCACGTAGAGGAAAAAAGCATTCTTGGTGGGACAAAAAAAGCGACAATTCAAATATATTTTTATGATAAGCGTAGCTATATCTGTCGTTTGGAAACTGTAATAACATCTAAAAAGACGAAAACAGGAGAGTATGTATATACAATTCTATCTGAAAGTCTTTGGGAAAAGCCGATATCATCAGTTAAGTCAAAAAAATATTTTACAGATTTTACAGGAATGAAACCTATAGAACAGCGTAACAAAGATGAGGCATACCTGCCTGACGATGTAAGTTTTATCATTGCACGCAATAAAAAAGAAAATGAAACTGTGGAAATATTCAGCCTGCTTTCATATACAAATGTAAATGTTCTTCCATTTACTGAAGACATTCCGATAGATGTAATTGCATTTCTTGATCCGACAATTGAAAAATTGTGTTTCGAACAGATAGAGGGAAAAACATTTATCCATTTGAAATTTAGGGACGATGAAGAGATTATTTTGAATAATGCGACAGATCTTGAACGGTATTTATCATCCGGTACGATTAAGGGTATCATTATATTCTCAATGATAAAAGAGGTTCTTCAGTCAGGCGGTTATCTTTTGGTAGATGAAATTGAAAATCACTTTAATAAAGAAATTGTTACGACTTTGATGCGATTCTTTATGGACAGTAGACTTAACAGAAATGGTGGAACACTTGTTTTCACTACACATTATCCGGAACTGCTTGACGAGTATGATAGAAATGATGGAATTTGTATTGTAAGAAACCGAAACGGAATTACAGTAGAAAATTTGAGTTATATATTGAAACGTAACGACATTAAAAAGAGTGATGCATATCAGAGCGGTTTTCTTGAAGGTACAACGCCGGCATATGAGGCGTATATGCTTTTGAAGAAAAATCTTAATGCCTCAATTAGCTAG